AGAACATTCAAAGATTTGGAAAGGGAGTAGCTGGCGCAAAACAAACTACTGTTTCTTTTTATGTTAAGGCCAGCGCAGCATTTACATTTGGCTGCGAACTACGGGATCATGATAACGGTAGGCAAATAACTAAACTATTTGATGTTACAACTGCATGGAATCGTATTGAATTAACTTTCCCGGCCGATGTTGACGATGGCTCTAGTCCTTTTGCTGACGATAATGCTCTTAGCCTAGATGTCGCTTTTTGGCTTCACGCAGGTGCTACCTACACAGGTGCTGCATTAAATACAGCAGCATGGGCGGATACAGTAACTAACAAGCGGGCCGCTGGCATAGACAGCTTTTTCAGCAACACTGCCAACAACTTCTTTATCACGGGAGTGCAGATGGAAATCGGCCCGGTTGCAACGGAATTTGAGCAAGAAGAAATAAGTGTTACTCTAGATAAGTGCCAAAGGTATTTTGAACGTATTCTAACTTTAGATGCATATGGTTTTTTTGGGTCTGGAACAGCTTATGATGCTGACACAGCAACTGTTGGAGTTATCTATAAAACAAAAAGAGCAGAACCAACATTAGCGTTCTCTGCGACCAGCCATTTTACAGTTCAACATGGATCAACCAATATGGATCCTGCTCAGTTTTCAGGTATTCAATATGGCTTAGATAGGGCTTTAGTTGATGCTAATGGTTCTGGTGGATTAACCACAGGGTTAGCGATAATACTTATTTCAAAAAACACTACATCAGCTTATATTGATGTTAAGGCGGAGATATAAAATGTATAAAATAGTAATAACCAGTTTTGGTACAAAGTGCCTCTATGAGATTGAGACAGAATCTTTAATACCTATGAAATCAACTAACAGCGACTATCAAGCAGCCCTAGACGCAATCATTGCAGATGGTGCAGACTGCTTTAACGGTGACATTCCAGCAGACGTACAAGCAGCGGCTAATGCTAAAGCGGCTGCTGAGTGATGGAGTTTAACTGGACAGTAGTAACAATAGTAAGTGCTTTGTTAGCTCAAGGTGCTGCTATTGTTTGGGCTGTCTCAGGTATGGTGTCTGACATCAAGTACAACAGGGCTAACATATCTGAGGTGCAGTCTAGCAGTGCAAGGCTATCCGATGAAGTACATGAGAATGATGTAATGATAGCACGTATTGACGCTAACGTTACTGCGATTAAGGAAGCATTGAATGTGGTTGCTAACAATCACGCACAGAGATAGCTAAATGATTGATCCCCTCACAGCTTTTGCTGCAGCTAATGCAGCCTTCAAGGGGGTCAAGATGCTTGTCGGGGCTGGCAAGGAGATACAAGACATCTCAGGTCAGCTAGGGGCTTGGTACGGTGCAGTAGCTGACATAACTAGGGCTGAGTCACAGAGAAAGAACCCTACGTTCTTAGACAAGATGTCACACGGGGCTGAGTCTATAGAGCAAGAAGCAATGGACATTGTTGTTCGCAAGAAGACTTTGTTTGAGAAAGAAAAAGAAATAAAGTTTATGCTTGACATGCGGTTTGGCTTTGGAACTTACGATGAGATGGTGGACATGCGTAGGCAGATACGCAAGGATAGAGAGAAAGAAGTATACGCAGCTATGGAATCTAAGAGACAGATTGCAAACAACATGGCTATACTTGGTTTATCTATTTTGATTATTGGCATATTAGGAGGCGGCGTTTACATGGTTTCGTTGGCATTATAATGGATACATTCGTACTCCCCCTCATACTGGCAAGCTCTTTGCTATACCCTGAGTATGTAACGTGTAACTTATGGAAGTATACTGAGAGTGAGCGTGAAGGTAAGGTGTGTATTTATTTAGGTAAGAACAAGACCATTGCCTACCACTACGCAGAGAATAGTTTTCGTGAATGTCCTAAACAGTTTCAGTGTAAGTACTCACCTAACTCTAAAGCTAAGGTAAGCATTAAAGATATACTCAAGGGACTATCGGATGGGTTCTAAGTGATACTAGACTATAACAAAGCAGTAGCAGACGGACTAAAGTTATTCATAGAAAGCCCTTCCCACTATAAGTATAATCTTTTTGATATAGATACTTATCTGATCTTGCCAATCACTAACAATAGGTTTAGAATATTCTATCAAGAAGATAAACCAGTTGGTCTAATAACTTGGTGTTGGTTTACAAAAGATAAAACACAAAAATTTTTACAATACAAATATGATCCCATACAAGAAGATTATGAAGATACTAATATAAAAGATAAAGAACTTTGGGGTTTAGACTTTATATCTACGACAGGAAAAGCAAAACAAATGATGTCCTCAGTTAGAAAAGAACACAAAGAATTGTACGGTAGTACTAAAGTACATTGGCGTAGGTTTTCTGATCCTACCAAGACACATAAGAAAGAGTTTTAATCATGATCTACAATCCATTTATGCCCAGTGTTCATTTTGCAGATCGTGCTGTCTTTGGTGGTGGTGGCGGTGTTGATCCTCAGAGTACAATAAGAGCAGCACAGGCAGCAGAAGCGGCAAAGAAAACCGCTGCTGATGCTGCTGCAGCCGCTGCTGCAAGTAGAGCGGCTAGAGAAAAAACAGCAGCAGAGAAACTAGCTGCAGAACAAAAAGCTGCTGCGGCTACTGCTGGTACTACTGCAACAGACTATGCTTCAGGTATTACTTCGGACGTTGGTGCTGCAGCAAAGGCTGCTCAAGGAGAGTCAGACAGACTTAATCTTGAGATGTCTTCATTAAGATCTCAGTTATCGGAAGGACCAAAACAAGGTGAAGATGGGTACAATCCACAGATACAAGTTTCTATTGATGCAAAACAAAAAGAGTTAGATGCGGCAGTACGTAAAGCTGCTGATATTGGTCAAGTTCAATCAGGAGAACTCTTGGCTGGTCAACGTGATATGGTTACAAAATCTGTTACTGATCCACTGGCCCTTGTTGAACAATCTAAAGTAGACACTATAGACCCTAATACTACAGGTGCTGAGGTTTCTTCTACTGCTGGTCAGATAACTGGTACTGCACCTACGGCATCTGTCACCACAGGTACCGCTGGTACTGCTGATACACCAACAGATATTACTGCTTCTACATATGATGCTACTACGGTTGCAGATGAAGTTGATGAGGCTACTAAAGATCTTACACCAGAGCAAGGTGTTATAACTGATGACTCCACAGTTACTGCAGCTACTATGGAACCTATAGATACTGCGGTAGGAGATCTAACTGCAGCACAAGGTGAATCTATTGTATTGACCAACCCGGTCACACGGGAGATTCAAGCAGGAGAGATTATATCAGGTGCAGCCGATGCTGAGAAAGCTGCTGCATTTACTGAACAAGTGCAAGCTGCCACTGCAACGCCTACAGAGAAGGCTACAGTGCAAGGTCAGCTTGCAGACCTGATGCAGGACTTTGAGGGTGGTGATACACCAGCATGGGCTGCAGGGTCTATAAGAGCAGCTAATGCTGCCATGATAGCACGTGGTATTGGCTCGTCTTCTATGGCTGGTCAAGCTATTATACAAGCTACTATGGAAGCTGCCCTACCTATTGCTATGGCTGATGCACAAACACAAGCATCTTTTGAAGCTCAGAACTTGTCAAACAGACAAGCACGTGCTATGCTTGCTGCTGAACAACGTGCTAAGTTTATGGGTCAAGAGTTTGATCAAGCCTTCCAAGCAAGGGTACAGAACGCTGGTCGTATTGCTGATGTAGCAAACATGAACTTTACTGCAGAGCAGTCTATTGCTTTAGAGAATAGCCGTACTGCCAATACTATGGCTCTTTCTAATCTTAATAACAAACAAGCAATGGTACTAGCACACGCTGCTTCTATCTCACAGCTTGAGTCTCAGAACTTATCTAATCAACAGCAAGCTGCTGTACAGAACGCTCAGAACTTCTTGCAGATGGATATGGCTAACCTAACTAACGCTCAACAAACTTCTATGTTTAAAGCGCAGTCTAATATTCAAGCACTCTTTACGGATCAGGCTGCTGACAATGCTGCTAAACAGTTTAATGCTTCTAGTGAAAACCAAACAAAACAATTCATGTCTAATCTTAATAGTCAGGTTAATCAGTTTAATGTGTCACAGTCTAATGCCATGGCACAGTTCAATGCTGGTGAAGAGAATGCTACATCTAAGTTTAATTCTAGTATGGAAGAACAACGTAATCAATTCAATGCACAGAATGGTTTAGTAGTTGCACAGGCTAATGCTCAGTGGAGACAGAATGTTGCTACACTTAATACTGCTGCACAAAATGAGTCTAACATGATAGCTGCTGCTACTGCCAACCAGATGACTCAAGCTACTATGGATCAGATATGGCAACGTGAACGTGACCTGATGGACTATGCTTGGAAGTCCTCTGAGGCAGAAGCTGACAGACATGTTAGTATTCTTCTTGCAGACAAGGGATACGAGGAGTATTCTAAAGTACGTGCTGAAAGTGAGAAAACCTACAAGTGGGCAACTGTTGCAAAATATTTATTAAGTTA